GTTTTTCCAAACAGTTGGTAACCGGATTGTTTGCGGGCTAAATCACAGGCCTAGAGATCCCAAGGTTGAATATGGTTGTGGAGATTGATTTAGTGGCTAAATTAGTATGGTAACAGAAAATTTACTCTGTCCATTAGTCAATCTTAACACCTGATGGGATCGCCCCTCTTTGTGGCTGCTTAGAGGGTTGTTATTGTGTGTTAATAACAATGGTAAGTGGAACTAGCACTCCACTTTAGTTTCTCAATTTAAACTAGAAAATTGAAATGGGGGGGTTGTACTTGTAACAGGTTTGTTGTGGCAAATCTGTATGAGTGTATCCTCCTCGTTATTCCCCTATATTACAATTTTTACTGACCCTTTTGGAAGGTTCTTTGGGTTTTAAAACTCCGAGGTGTACTGGCATGCATAATTTGTAATTTTAGGGGTGGGTTAGATAGAAAAGTGTTTGTGGTGGGCGCGTTTCTATGGGTTCAGTTTTCTCGTGACTCCGTTTGAAGCCTTTGGCGTAAACGGCAAAAAGATCGAGTGCCCCCATTCTTTAACCCACATCAACTCCTATACATAGCTTAGTTCGTAATAGCAGCCTCCGGGCGTTGAGCATTATTGAATGGCCCATGTTTCGGTGAAAATCCATATCCATCATAAATCCATTCGCGCAAGCAGCTTTTGAAGGTTTTGAGCGTCAAAACTTATTTGTTGGAAACAGTTTATTTAGAGTTGTCATAGACCATGATGGTCTGACACAGGATTGCCCGATATGTTTAGGTAATGATTTTGGAGGAGCAGCAGCAATTTGTTCTTGTGGGCACAAATTTCATGCTGCATGTTTACGACCGCTTATGTTGAGTGCCCAGCCAGGCCAACGAGCGTGTCCTAATTGTCGTATTCCTCTACTTAATGCGGAACTGGGAGTACCAGTTCCATTGGTTCCTTTGCATGTCAATGCAGACATGCAAGGAAATTTAAATGTAGCGACGAACCAAGCGTTCGTTCATGTTGAGAATCAATTTAGTGTTCTGGGGGAACAAAAAGAGCGAGTTTTGTTCCCTTTGTATCTGGAAGCTATTAAAGTTCCAGTTATGACCAATTTAGTACAGGTTAGGTCTGGTGTTAGCCATCCGTTTATGGGTGTTGAGTTCATCAGAAATAACTTGTATTATGGTAGAACACCACAACATCAAGCTACGGGTATGACCTGGAAAAAAGTTGGATTGATTCCAGGTCTTACTGCAGAATTGAATATGTTTTGGTTATACCGAGACAGAACATATGATAATTTTTGTTTGAGTGTGTTGCGTTGTAGAGAATTAATGAGGAAAGTATCAGGATCCGCTACTTTTCTTGAATACAACATGCAATATGCTCCAATCGCCGCTTTGTACCGATCACAGGGTGCAATGGAGGTGGCAGTTTTAGCCCAACCGAATGTGGTAGAGCCAAGATATAGAAATTGGCGGGATTGGTTATTATTGTTATTAGGTTTGTTCAGTTTGTGTTTGTTAGTGAATGGGTTTTTGAGATGGAATGATATTGTTAAATATTTTATTGGCGATCATGCAAGTTTGCATGACGCAATTTTAGCTTTTGATGTTGACGAGGTAGATGCCTATATGGAGTAGCTTGTGTAGCTATGAGTCAACCATTTCAGATTTACCCCCACCAGAGACTTTTAGTGTTGGAGCTAAGTTGGAATTTGTGGGTAACAAATACAAAAAGAAAACAAATTATGAACAACCAATAAGAGAACAATATCAAGGGTACAAAAGTACTCGTAATTTTAAACCGATTTATTTTAATTCGAATGTGAAAAATGAGCAGCAGGCATTGTGGGCGAGGGTTTTAAAACAACGTCATGTGCCAACCCAATTGATGGAACACTTTGTTAGATTTGTGAAGTTATATCTCAATGATATATTACCAATAACTAAGATACAATCTGACTCAATTGAGGAATATATAAAAAATAGCAACGCGGCACCATCTGTTAAGCGTGCTATAGTAAAAGCTGCAATAGACCTTCAGCAACGAGGCATAACTGTGTATACTTCATTATCACAGGATGCCTTGTATGCGTATACAACTCGAAAGTCTTTTGTTAAGGTTGAAAATCTCAATTATTCCAGTGATGGTGGAGTAAAACAAAAAGCACCCCGTTTGATTCAGGGTGCACGCCCAGAGTTTATTGCTATCGTGGGTCCTTTCTTTAGTGCTTTTCAGAGGTATATGAAGAAAATGTGGAACAAAGATAATTATTTGTATTTCACATCTGGGGCCACGAATAAAACTATGGGAGAATTTTTGGATGTTAATCAACATTGGTGGATATTTGAAAATGATGTGAGTGCATGGGATGCTAGCTTTAGTATGGAATTATGTAAGTTAGAGGTTTGGATAGCAAAAAAGTTTGGAGCCCCTCGAGCGGTTTTGGATTTGATGTTAGCCAACATGCATACTCATGGTGTTACAACTAATGGCTGGAGATATCAATGTCAAGGAACAAGGAAGTCTGGTGATCCATTCACCTCATGCTTCAATTCCTTATTTAATGCACTAATACACCTGTTTGTTTTTCATTTACAGACCGGTGTTGAAGTTGTTGATTTTCCCCAATTTATCCGAATGATGATTATGGGAGATGACAATCTTATGAGACATGCTGGTCAAAAAGTTAATTTTTTTGATGATTTGATACAGCTAGGTTTCGAAACTGAGAGCAATTATCGTGACAGTTATGCTGACACTGAATTTTGCTCAAGTATTCCAGTTCCAAGTCAAGAAGGAACTGTTTTCATACCTAAACCAGGTAAAATGATAGCCAAATTTGGTTATTTTGTACAACCACCTGAGAGTGTAGATAGTAATGCACTTTTGTATGGTGTTTGTTGTGGTTTGGAGTTTTTGAAATTTGTGCCGTGGTACTCATCATTGCTTGAAGGGGCAATGGAGGGTTGTCTGCAGGGGTGTGACGCAACAAAGCGTAGTGCAAAATCGAGGTGGAAACTGAACAAAAGTTTGCGTTTGTTCAGTGTAACACCGGATCATAAGTATCGATTGGAACAAGTTCATTGGTGTCCAATGACTAGTTACACCCTTATGCAAAGATATGGATATGATTCATATATGTTTAACACCTGTTCCGAAGCTCTTCGGAATGGTGATATGAATCACCCATTTGTTCAAACGATGTTTGATCGTGAAACAGATGGTGTTAGTGTAATCTATGCACGGTAAATGAGTGAGCTGGTAGTTAAGTTGTGTGGAGTTTTTCATAGCTACACAAAAGAGGCCTAGAATTCCTAGGTACCCATTAGGGCTAAGCCGCCACCCAATTGTGGGTTATTAACGTGGTTTTGTCAACTTTATAGTAAGTTGAAGTGTTTAGCATTTGAGTATGCTACTAATCTTGTGTTGTTGCAGGATGTTCGGGGAACCAACCGTTTGATAAACGGTTGCTTCATGATGCTCCTTGGAAAAGGTGTCCCAGAGGTTAACGTAGGACTGCTTGGCAGATGCGTGGACTGATGGATCTGTTGGTTTGGTGAGCCGTGAAAGGCAATATCTAAGATCGGACGGGGTGTGTCATGTTGAGGTGGGTTATGGAGTGATGGTAGGATTTATTCTACACTATGTACAACTAACTAATACCAAAGTAATCAAAACCTTCTAGTAACGGAGCAATAGAAAATAATTCTTACATGAATCAGCGGCCTATTTATCGGTGATAGCGGAGATTCTGTTTAAAAGTTGTTGCTAATATTCCCCTACTGTGTCTAGATTGTATTGAAAGGGGTTTTCAAAAATGTCTGGAGTTCAAATTAAAAATAAAAAACAAAAAAGGAAAAATGTGGTTGTTACAGTAGCACAAAGGGCAGCTATTGAACGGGCAGCAATAGTTGCTGCTGAGGTTGGGGCAATGAGAGTTGCACGGAACCACAATAAATTCAAGAAGAATTTAGGTAATAAAAAAGGGGGAACAGGTAGGTTAGGCCTTTCCTCTGCAAATAAAAGCTCTACTAGGTTGAAACAAGTTATTGAGGAAGATGAGTATATTGGTGATGTGTTTGGTTCAGTTGCTTTTGCAACCACTCAATACAGTGTCAATATTGGCCAAACTGCCACTTTTCCTTGGGCATCTAAAATTGCAGCTTTATTCGAAAAGTATCATTTTGATATGTTGGAATTTTACTATCGTCGTGAAGTATCTGAGTATGCTACAAATGGACAAAGTGGGAAAGTCATGCTTTCATTTGATTATGATGCATCTGATCCTCCACCATCTAGTAAACAGCAGGTGTTGGATACTGTACCGCACGCGGATGCTATGCCGTGTGCGCCAACTATAAAATTGAATATTAATACCAATGAAATGAAGTCCCAAGATGGTTGGTATGTGCGAACAGGTGCCCAACCTGCCAACACGGATATTAAAACATATGATTGTGGTGTGTTGTCTGTTTCTACTTATGGTTGTGCTAATGCTACAGCAGTGGGGGAATTGAGAGTGCGTTATAAATGCACGCTTCATGTTCCCGTGTTGGAAGCCCCTGGTGGTCCTGCTAATCAGGCAGGTAGTTATTTTGAAATTACCTCTAATATAACAGGGGAAGCTGCGGCTGCTACCACTAATTATGGGGTACAGTTTGCATCAGCAACTGTTCCTAGTATTATTGCTAATAGCATCCAAGTAACTGTGGCAACAACAGGGTTAATAACATTGTTGCCTGGTGTTTACAAAATTGAATCTTGTTGTACCAGCACTGATCCCAATGCAAGTGTTACAGCCTTAGCATGGAAATTGTGTCAAGGTGTTACTCCTAATACCAATGTTGTGTTTCTTGGCAATGTTGGTGGTACGAGTTATGTTAATGAAGCCACTGCAGCCTATTCAGGATGGCAGACTGGTGCTAGTCCTATTGTATGGAGTACCACACAATGGGGTTTAACATTGACGTACCAGGTAGCAGCTACGTATTCTACTGGCATAGCAACAAACAATTCATATTTAAAAATAACAACATTATAGCAATTAGTTGGTCCCTATTTATCTCCTTATGAACCTGAAGGTCCGAGTACTAGTAGTTTACCATTGAGTTTAATACTTAGTTCTCCACCTACAGGCCAGTTGGTTCCTGGGTCTGCAACCTTGTTTTATTTGTTTGTCAATACATCGAATCCGGTTGTAGTGGTGAACAGCATACCTGGTGCAGCCTTGTTTAGTTCAGGAACGATTTATTTACCTGATGGATCGTATAACATAGGTATAACTTATAGTGCTGCTTGTGCTACGAGTACGGTGGCTGTTGCAAATATTTTAACATTGTATTCTAACGATTATGATATAGCGTTTAATGCTTTATTGTATGGTGAGGCTGCTCAATTTTTGAATTACACTACGGGGTTTTACCAAGTGTATCAAAATTTGTCAGATTTGAATTGGAACACTTATTTAAATGGGAATGATATAAATATTACTACTAGTATGGGTTATACTGGTACCAATTGTATTTGTAATTATTCTATTGTCGTAACAGCATTGGTGGGACCAAATTTGATGAGTACAGCAACAATACCAAGGTTGCTGTCTCCGATTGAACAACGTGTGGTTGAACGAAAAACAGATTGTGAATCTGTTGGTGTAAGTTTGACTAGGGTAAGGGGTTTTGTCCGCCCCAGCATCACTATTAGTGATGATGACTATATTAGAGTGTCGCCACAAACGGCATCTATTTCTATTTCATCAGCACAACGTGATGCAACATTAAGTTCGGGTGATTTTTCCGATTAATGTGACTAAATAACTTGGTTTAAAACCAAAAAGAAATTTTCTTTGTCACAAATGTGATGTTCTAATGTTAATACGGGAGGCCATCCAAATATCTCGTAGTTTGCCTATACTGGGCATTCTTTTAAATCTCTC